GATTTCGAGCTTCATGAGATGAAGGATTACCTCAATTCTATCGCAAAACAATGGGGTTTCCAAGTGGAGGAGGCGCCGACGACAGGGTACCTGCATTATCAAGGGAAGCTCTCGTTAAAGGCGAAGACTCGGTGGCCCAAGTTTCTATCAGACCTCTGTTGGAGGGTATCTCCCAGCCATGACCAAACGTTTACGTACGTTTCGAAGGAGGAAACCCGTCTTGACGGGCCCTATTTGAGCAAGGACCTTCAGACATCAACTTGCTGGGATATGGAAGGCTTTGAACCGCAGATGTTCTATGGCTTTCAACGGGCGATTTACGGGTCAATCGACACCAGGGAAAAGAGGAAAATCAACTTCGTTTTTGACCCGGTCGGGAACAATGGGAAAAGCTTCATAGTGCGGTTCATGTGCATGAATGGTCATGCGAGGTCCGTTCCGCCCCTCAATGACTACAAAGACCTTATGCAATACGTGTGCTCGTTTCCTCCCTCACCTATTTACATGATTGATATGCCGAGGGCACTCAAAAAAGAGAAGATGGGATCTTTCTTTTCGGCGATTGAAAGTTTGAAGGGGGGCTACGCATATGATACTCGCCATAAAGGGAAAGAAATGTGGTTTAGCCCGCCGGTAATTTGGATTTTTTCAAATTATATTCCAAGTTTGGAATTCTTGAGTGCGGATCGGTGGAATATGCTCAGGATCGATCAAAACCATGACTTTCGTCCACTTACTACAACATCGTCGTAGTGACGCGCGGCGACTCAACTTCGTTCGTCTGTAACATTATCGAAAAAAATCACTTCGTTCTTTTTTTCTTTGCGCGTCTGGCTCAGCTGGCTCAAAATAAAAACGTTGTTTTGTATAATTAAATTTTATTTAAATTTCTGGGAATCCTAATTAAAATGTCAAAATCCATTTATGAAGGTGCTATCGCTGTTTGGTCCTGTGGCTCAGAAAACTTTACATAATAATCAATTGTCACTGTCATGTCAATACCATTGGCACCGTTGGCTGAGTTATCGTTGGTGATACCTCCAATGAGAAAGTACCCCTGTTCAGGGGGGTCAACTGGGGGGTTAATGGAGCCGCCTACACGCGTTTGGCAATCCATGGGATCGACAATTCGGAATAGGCTCCGGGGGGAGAACCAGCCCTTGATTACGTGTCGAGTGGGGTTCGAGCCCTGCATCACGGTCTTCCAATGGGTTTTACCACCTTCGGTGATCGTCCTAAATTGCGTTGCGGAACCAACACCTGTTAGACTATAATCGTCATCGAGTCGTATGAAGAAAGTCATGGGGGTCGAGGAAGCGGTCGCTGTGGCAGCGGGTATAAGGAATGTCGCCGTTACACGGGCGTATACAACCATATAGTGATTGTACAACTGGGACCATAATTTCCATTGGGATGGCTGACCCGTATATAAAGATGAAGGCTCGCGGGCTTGGTTACAAGAATAGGCATAAAATTCATTCGAACCTGTTCCAAGTTGCAAAGTGTTGTTATTGGTATACCTCAGGTGTACCGTTCGGTCTTTGGGAAAACCGGGTAAATTTGTACCAATTGGCTTGGGGTTCGCATGTTTGATAATCTCCTTTCGGGCAATAACTTTCAGTAAAGTAGTTTTGTTATTTTTCCTATTAAATTTGCGTTTTTCCTTCGCCTGTTTTCTTGTCAAACCCATCGAGCAATAATTAATTAATTAATTAATTTTGTATATTATATAAAGGTACTAAATATTTTTGATCGACCTGGGCACACCCCCCCTCACCCCTTTATTTTTTTTCAGCTTCGGTTCCCCTGCACCCCCCCATTAAATGGCTGCGCCTGTTTCAACTAATCAAATCTACTTGTGGGATTTCACCGCACCGTTGGATTTCGAGCTTCATGAGATGAAGGATTACCTCAATTCTATCGCAAAACAATGGGGTTTCCAAGTGGAGGAGGCGCCGACGACAGGGTACCTGCATTATCAAGGGAAGCTCTCGTTAAAGG